ATGGAAATCTGGCCTTTCAACGAGCACTTCACCGTCGCGGAATTCGCCGCCCTGCCCGTTGCCGCACAGCGGCAGATCGCGCTGATCGTCCGCGCACTCGTCGAGTACCTAGATCGCCATCCGGAGGAAGCCGCGGACCTGGAGTGACCCTATACTGGCCCTTCCCCTCGGTCAGGAGTGCGTCATGTGCGGTCGCATCGTCCAGAAGGCAGGCCCCATGGACTACGTGGAGCGCCTGTTCCCCAATCCCCACCGGATCTTCTCCGACCCGGCCGGCCCACGCTACAACATCCCGCCCGGCACGCGCCCGCTGACAATGCACCGGCTGGCCGGCGACTTCGAACTGGAGCGGCTCGCCTGGGGATACCGGCCGCAAGGGTCCAAGTTCTTGATGTCGAATGCGCGCCTGGACAAGATTCAGGCAAATAAGTGGCCTTGGAAGATGCTGACCGGCCAGCGCATCCTGGTGCCGGCCGACGGCTGGTATGAATGGAAGCCGCTGGACGACAGCCCGAAGCCACCGAAGCAGCCCTATTACATCCACGCCAAAGATGGCGCGCCACTGTTCTTCGCCGCCCTGTCAGCCTGGCGCGCTGGCGCAGAGAAGGACGCGGCCCACGGGTTCGCGATCGTCACCAACGACGCCGCCGGCGGCATGGTGGACGTGCACGACCGGCGCCCCGTGGCCCTCCCGGCCGACCTCGCCATGCACTGGATGGATCCGGACTTCCCAGCCGCCCAGGCGGTCGCGCTGCTCAGCGAGGGCCTACCGGAATCGGCATTCATCTGGCACCCGGTGCGCCAGGAAGTGGGCAATTCAAAGTACCAGATGCCGGACGCAATCGACCCCATTTAAGTTGGAATACACTGTTCATCCGAACAGTATTTTCACGCAGGTTGCAGCATGGGAAAGCCCGCCCGAACCCCACCGATCCCTCTGGATCGCCTGATCGCCCTCTGGAAAATCTCCCTCCCGGTGAGCATCGAGCGCGAGTTGCTATCCGAAATCAGCAGGGAGCACGGGGTACTACAGGAGGCCCGCGACCTCGTGGAAATCATCGACCGCGCCTGGAACGAAGAGGTCGGCAGTCATTTCGCGGCCATCCACCGCATAAAACTGCTCCTGGACGAGGAACCGGCCGTGATCGCCCGGAACCTGAGGGCGCCGAAAGTCTAGGGAGCGACGCCCAGCCCCCGGATGTACCCCTGCAGGCCGTTCACCTGGTCAGCCCATCGTGCAGCATCTTTTCCCATCTGCTCATATCGTCCGACACACGATCCAATAATTCCGATCCAGTCGGGGCCGGTTGCATCAGGTCCCGCGCTGGCGCCGGTAGCTTCGGCGCGCCGCTGGGCAAGCTGGCGGAGCAGCCCGTCAATGCGGCCACGCTGAGCGGCAACAGTCCTTTCAGCAGCTTCTCGCGCCAGGACGGCGCCACGGTATTGGGCATCAGCACGATCCTTTCCCTCCTGCCAGGCGCGCTCGATGGCAGTCTGGCGTTTCTCGATTTCGGCCAGCTTAGCGTCGGCCCCAGCCTGGAACTGGCGCGATCCGTACCACTGGCGTTCCAGGACCACGCCCGCCACCAGCGCCGCCCCGACCACGGCCACCGCGGCGTAGCCCTTCCAGCCGGCCAGCGCGCTCACGGTGCCACCTCGGTCAATGCCTGGGCATGGTTGCCGGCCCATTTCGCACGAAGCCCCGCACGCTGGGTCGGCGTGCCGCGCGCGTAGGCGCCCGGGCGCCAGGTTCGCAGGTACAGAGCCCAGGCGCCCTCGGCATCGCCGACCGCCGGAAGCCGGCCCGGGTCGCTCCACAAGAGCAGCCGCGCCAGGCCAGCCGCCAGCACATCGTCATGCTCGATGGCGTCCCAGATCGCGGCATCGCGCGCCGGTACGCCCCGGGCCTGGTACAGGTGCGCGGCCGCGGCGCGCGTGGCGACGTGCAGCCGAACACCGTGCACCATCCCGCCGCCCTGCTCCGCCTGCCAGAAGCTCTTCGCCGGTCCAACCGGGCGCGGCGGCCTTCCCACCAGCTGACGCCTGTGTTCGAACCGGGATTCCTGCAACCCGGTGGCCAGCAGCATAATGCGCGCTTCGGGCGTGTCCATCTTGGTGGGAAGCAGCGCCAGCGCGGGGGTGATGGCGTCGGAAACGATGGTATCCAAGGTCATAGCGTGGGCTTCCTGATGTGCTTTGCCGTCACGGCGGCAACGTAGAAGGCGGCCGACGCGGCAAGCGCGGCATCGCCGGCGCTGGCCCAGCCGGCCATGAAGATCCGGCATGCGGCGCCAGTGGCGGTCAGGCTGACGGCGGCCAGGCCGATTCGTTCGAACGTGGTGTCCTTGATGGCCCGCGAGAACACGGCCAGCACCGCGCCGCCGGCGACGATGAGCCAGCTTACGAAGGCCAGCACGGCCCACAGGGTCAAGTAGATGGTGCTGTCCATGTCACGCCCCTTTGCCGCGCACGCGGTCAATCACGGCCTGCCACAGTGCGGCGATTGGGGCAGCCTGCACCGCCTCCCAGCCGCGCGAGACGATGGCCATGCCAAACATCCCCGTCAGGAACCCGGCCAGGCCTTCAGGAATGCCCAGCAGCAGCGACAGATACGGCGATGCGTAATAGGCCACCAGCGAGCCGCTGGCCGCCATGCTCAACCTCGCCGGCCATGACCCTTGCAGATAGCGCATGGACACCGCCGCGCCCAGCACGCCGGCGAACTTTGCCGCAAGGGCGTCGAAGTCTTGGATGTTCAATCGTGTCCCCTATAGGCATGAAAAAGCCGCCCGGAGGCGGCGTATGGTTCTTGTGTCGTTGGCCTACAGCTGTATCGCCTCGGCCGCGATAAACAGCTGGTCAAGCATCGCGTCACTCCATTGGAGCGCCGCAGCGCCTGCGGCCAGGGCCGGACTATCCCGCCGGAACGTGGCTCCCTTCTGGAATGCCAGACGATGGAGCGGGTCCGTCGCCGGATCTGCGGCCCAGGCTTCCACCTGATCGAACAGCCCAGCGGCCATCAGCGCGGCGTAGGCTTGTGCGGCGGATACCTCCTGCGGTACGTACACCGGCTCAGGGTCGGCCGGCTCAATCACGCCGCCGGCGCGCTCCCACTCCAGGAACGCCTGATATTCCTTGTTGGCCTCGTCACGCGGGACATAGGCGCCATCGTCCAAACGCTGGATCAGTGTGTCATTGATGATTTTGTACATATCAGAACCTCGCGTCAGCAATCCAAGACCAAACGTTATTCACCATCCCGGCGTTCTGAAAGTTCCAGTTCACGAAGCCGACGCTGGCAGCTTGAACGACAACCGTGCCGTTCACTACCGCCCGGGTAACGGTGGGGGTGGCGCGCTTTTGGACCGCAAACTTATGCGATAGATATTGGACGGTCGTCGCATTGTTACCCGGGTTGGTGTAGCCGAACTGTCCATCTGATACTTCGTAATAGCGCTGGCACATCGCAAACTCTTGGCTGATCGGCCGATCTTCGAAGGGTGTCGCCTGATTACCTGGCTCGATCTGGACCTTGCTAATTTCAAGGGTTGCTCCGCTGGTGCTGACGGTGCGTATCGAGCCGGTCGCACGCGTGGTTTCTGTCGACAGCCACGTGCTTACGGCACCCTCGTAGTTCGTTCCGCTGCCCAGGTCGAATACCAGCTGCATTCCCAGCCCATTGGTGCGGTCCCAGTTGGCAATTCCGCCTTGGTCGATGGGAATCGTCAGCGTCTTCTTTTCCCAGGTGCCCGCCGTACCCACAGGGAACGTTCGCACATAGGACCGGAACGACGGAGAACCACCGTTTAGGAAGGCGATGCTGTAGTCGCCAACGATCGAGGCCTTGACCCAGAAACTGACCGTGAAGGAGCCACCCCACAAGGAGCCCAGCGCCAGAGCAAGTAGGTTCTGACCCTCGATGGGCTGCGAGAGACGGTTTCTGTCCGACGCGCCAGGAGTTGCTGCTGCGTTGGACGTTATGCGAGCGCTATATCCTCCCACTCGATCCTGCCCATAATCAGCCCCTGCCGCCTGCTGCGTGACAGTCACAGATGTGGTGCCAGCAGCGTGGATCCGCCATTGATCCGCCGTATACGGGTTGCCGCTCGCGGACGTGATGGGGCCGATCGATGTGCCCAATTGCCAGACGCGGAAATCTCCATTGATGATCTTGTTCTTATTGCCGAACGCCCCACCACCGAAGCCGCGCGAATAGTCGGATACGTACTGGCTTCCGTCCCAGTAGAACGTGCCCTGGCCCGGCAGGTACACCGGGCCGATGTCCGACGTCGGCAGCACGTTCACCACCGTGATCCCACCCGTGCCGCCGGCCGTTCCGGAAATGTCGTCCTGGGACCACACCAGCACGTCGCCGGCAGTCTTGAGAACCCACGTGTATTTCAGACCGTCCTGCAGGAACACCACGGCCTCACCGCGGTCGTCCAGCACAATCGGGTTCGTGTTGGCGGCCAGGCCGGCGGAGTCCTGATAGGTCGCCTGCGGCGTCGTCGTCGTGTTGGCATAGGTGTACAGCAGCCCACCCACCAGCGGCCGGCCGTTCAGGTCGATGGCCTGAAACCTGGGCGAAATGTATGATTGCGGCATTGCAAGCCCCAAAAAAAGCCCCGGCTATAGGCCGAGGCTGCTATGTTTACGAAATGGAAAACTTCCTACCGGCTTCCCTAATTGCCTATCTCGCTTTCGCCCTGGTGAAAGGAATATGGGATGGCTTTCACGAATCACCGACTGTTGGTGGGCGTCTTGATCCCCATCCCCAACGCGCCGCCGACACTGACGGATGGGTAGAGGAGACGATTCAGTCCCCCGAGACCCGGGAGTGGGCGCGGCGCACTGGCTGCACGATCGAGAGCAGAAAGCCCTGATCCCCCTTCGTTCAGCAACAGGCGCGCCAGACGGTTCTGGACATCCTCATTGCCAGACCGCATTAGGGCATTAGCAGCGGCGCCCAGCCTATTGCCGACCACAGCACCAGCGGCACCACCAGCAGGCCCTCCTATCATGAACCCGAGGCCGCCGCCAGCCAGAGCCCCCGGCCCGATGGCGCCGGCCACTTCGCCGACGCGACCGGGGAGCATGGTGGACAGCATGTTTTGCATCGCCAGGTTCTGAGCGGTATTCGTGCCCAGCGAGCGCCCGGCCTGGGCCTGCCCCTGACGCATCAGGTCGTCGCGGATATCCGTCAGGGCCGCAACTTTCTCCGCCGTGACGGATTTCGCCTCGTTCATGCCCGGCTTCTGCTGGGCCTTCTCCAGGTTGCGCAGTGCGTTCTGTACGCGCGCCAGCGTGATGTTCCCTTGGGCATCCGTGAGATTCATCCCCTGCAGGTACGCCATCTGGTCGATGTCGCGAGAGGCTGCGGAATAGGCTTGCCGAGCCTCCGCATAGCCTGGTATCTCCCTGTCCATCATGTCGACCAGCCGGCCTTTCACCTGCAGGACGCTGGCGGCCTTACTGTTCTCGCCGGCGCGCATGGCGGCGTTGATCTGATCATCGAGAGCCATCTTGATGCGCTGTAGGCCCACACCAGATACGTAGGTATCGGGCGTGCCCATCTGGCCGCCGCGATTTGCGTTCGTCCGGTTTGCAACTTTGGTTTCCACCGAGCTGCCGGAGTTCTTTGCCATCCGTTCCGCTTCGGCAAACGCGCTCTGGAAAGCAGGTGTTTTGCGCAGGGCAGCATATTCCGTATTCGCAACCGGGATGCCTACATGAGTATTCAGGTAATCATCCGCCGCCGCCGCTGAGCGGGCGGTTCTGGCAGAAGCCAAATCATCGGCCGTGCCGCGTATGGCGCCCATGGCATCCTGGCGAGCCAACTGGTTTGCCTCCTCACGCGCGACGAACGGAGTGGGCTCCAGATCGCGGATGGTGCGCTGCAGGTTGGCGATCTTGGGGTTACCCGTAATCTCGGCCAAGGTGGGTTCTACCCCCTCGACGAATTCGGCAACGCGACCCTTCTGCGGGCCTCCCCGGGCCATTCTGGCAAGAATATTCTCGGCGATCCGTTCGCGGCCAGCCTCCGTGAAGGGAGCAATGGCAGCTTGAACATTGCGGCCGATATACCGACCAGCGGAGCCCACGACCTGCCCGAGCGCCGGCGCCGCGAAACCCAATGCTGCACCGACCTTGGCGTTTCTGGAGGATTCCTTGTCGTAATCGCCGCCAGTTACCGGGGCCGCCGCACCGTAGCCAGCACTGACAAGGCTGCTTCCCGCTCCCCCCCCAAGCACAGCGCCAAGACGAGGAGCTACCGGCAACACGCGCGCCCCGATCTGCGCGCCCGTCGTCATAGGCGCGACCAGCGACGCGGGGCCGCCAGCCATCGAGAACGCGATATTGCCGCCCAGGCGGCCAACTCCTGCCGCGGCGGACCCGGGCGTCTGCTGCTGATATTCCGTTTCGCGCTGCGCCACCTCCGCATCTCGCGCGGCGACGTTGCTGGCGGCTTGGCTCGCCAGGTCGGTACCCAGCAGTCCATCGAGTTCTTGCAGGATCTGCTGACCCTGATGCATGGACGCCTGTGCGATTCCGGCGGGCACATCGCCGAACCCCTGCGCAAAGCCTTGACCTGCTTTGCGCACGCCCGCGCCAAGGCTCTCGATCGCGCCAAGCACGCCCGTATGCTGCGGCTGACCTTGCATCCTCTGGGCGCCTTCCTGGCTCATTTCGACGCGGTAGGGCTCGGCGGCAGGCGCAGTGGAGGGGCCCGCAGGTTCGTCCCACTGGACAGCATTCCAATCCACGTCAGGCGCGGCGCCAGCAGCGGCTGCCGCCGGGGCTTCATCCCACGTCACGCTGTTCCAATCCACATCGGGAGCGGAAGCAGCGCTGGCAGCCGGCAGCACCGCCGACGCCACGCGGTCCATAACGCCCGGCTGACCGCGCATGCCCGCCACGATCTTCTCAACGTACGGCACTGTCTCCTGGGGCTTGGGCAAATAGCGCATCCAATCCGGGTCGCCGGCCGCTTGGGCCTGGGCCAGCGCACGGTCTACGTTCCCGGGCCCGGCGTTGTAAGCCGCCAGGCCCTTACGAACGTCTCCGCCGTAATTGTTCACCATGGCGGCCAGGTAGTCCTGGCCCACGCGGGCGCGTTCCTCCAGGCTGTCGTCGCGGGCCGGCACCACGCCATAACCAGGATCGCGGTTGGTGGCGTCCATGACCTGCATGCGGCCCTTGGCGCCCACGGGCGACGTCACGACCCGGCCCGCCGCGTCATAGTCGCGGTTGCCGCTTTCCGCCTGCTCAACCAGGCGAAGAAGATCGTTGTAGGCCATTATTGGATCACCTCGCGCGTGCCGTCCGTGTATTCCACGACCTGGCGGCCATCAGGAAGACGTCCGCGGCGCGCAATCTCACGCGCGGGAGCGGCGGCCGGCGCGGCGGTAGCAGCAGGTGCTGCGGATTCGCCCGCCTTGCGACGGGCGCGTTCCAGCCCTCTGGCGACAATGTCCCTCAGCTCCTGCAAGGATTTGACGAATTCTTCTTCTGACTGTGCAGCGTCAAGGCGCGCAATAGCCTGCGTGGCCTTCGTTCCTTCCACTTCGGTGATCTGCCCGCCCCCCTTGAGGCTTTCGAACGCCTGAAGGAACGCTTGCCCCTTGATCTGGTCCAGTACGGCCCTGAAATCTGCGGCATCCGTGCCTGGAAAAATCGGGAGTATGGACGAAGTGCCGGTTGCATACGATCGGCCCGGATGGCTTATTGCCTTGTCGATCACGTCCATGATCTGCGTGGCCGTAGCCTCGGCCTGCCCCAGGCCCTGCTCGTTCTCCACCTGCGCCTTGCCCTGCGCGGTGCCGCGGGCCTTGGCCTGGGCGACACTGCCCTGTACTGCCGCATCGATTGACGCCGGCATCACGCGCTGGCCATTGTCTTCCAGCCACTTCTGCTCGCCACGCGCGTTTGTTTGAACCAAGCCACGGTTCGTCTGCACCGGCGACCCGTAGTTTCCAGCATCGCGCGCTAGACGGTCGCGCTGCAGCTCCATCATCTGCTGCCTGTACAGCATATCGAACTGGTCGAGCTGGCTCATGGTGCGCGCACGGGCTTGGTTCACCCAGGCCGGGTCGTAGCTCGGCGGCAACTGGGAAACATCCATGCCGGCCTGGGCCGCCGCTTGCTTAGCGCTCTGGTACGTCGATTCGTCATTCACCCCCTGCAGCAGCCGGCCTTGCAGCTCCATGCTCTGCTTTGCCTTCTGCATCCGGCGCACGTCCGCCTGGTCCGCGCTCGCGTCCTGCTGGTTCGCCAGGCCGGCGTACTGGAGAGCCGCGCCGGGCGACGCCTGCGCAATGGCAGGGAGCGCCGAGCGGTTGAAGCGGCCATCGGCGCCGAAGGTGTCGGGCGACCGGAGGACCCCCGCCAGAGCGTTGCGCTCGCCGGCCTGGCGCTCCTGTTCGCCTAGCTGAGCCTGGGCCGAGCGCAGCCGCGCCACATTGAACAGCGTATTGATCGGGCTTTCGATCTGCGGGCCGCGCGCCTGCAGCGCGATGTTGGTGTCGAGTTGCATATTCGCTCCTTAGGCGACCGGGCGCCATGCGCCATACAGGCTGTTCACGTTGCCCGTGGCGGCTGACGTCGGCGTGTAGCCCCCGCCATAGCCGCTCTGGCTGTTCAAGGCCGCGTAGTTCAAACCAGCATTCGCGATGGACCCCAAGCCCTGGCTGATGGCATTGCTCTGCCCCACGGCGCCGGCGGCCTGCGCATTCGCGCTTTGCGCCAGATTGTTGCTGACCTGGTTGGCATAGTTCTGGCTCACGCCCGCCAATGACGACGCCGACGCCTGGCCCATACCAGCCAAGGCCGCGAGCTTGTTGTACTGGTTCGTCTGGTTGGTGTTGAAAACGTTGAAGCCGGTCAGATAGTCGTTGTTGTATCGACCATAGGCGTTCCCATATTCCTGCGACGCCTGGCCCGAGTTGTAGGCCATGGCGTCTTTCAGCGCGCGGCCGGAATTCAGGTTCCCGGTCGCCGCCGCCATGTTGTTCAGCGCGTTCTGCCCTTCCTGAAGGCGGAACTGATAGCCGGGGTCCACCTCGAAATCAGCCATCGAGAACGGCTTGTACTCCTTGAAGGTGTTTAGTAGGCTGCCATAGAGCGGATCGTTCTTCGCCGCAGCCTGCTGGGCCAATCGTTCTTGAACGGCCGCGTTCAACGCCGCCTCGTCCACGGTGTCGCCGGTGGCGCCCACTGGATCGCCATATACCCAATTCGAAGACGTCCCGCCCGCGTCGCCGCCATCGATGTAATCGAGTTTGTAGCCCCAACGCTGGGCGCGCGGGTCATATCCCCACGTCGCATTCGAATAGTTCGATGCCGCTGCCCCACGCATCCCATTTGCAGCCAGCACCTCGCTGACCGACGGAGGGCGCCCGGAGCTCCCAGCTGTCGTGTACTGGCCGCGCAGTTCGTTCCGGATTTCCTGCTCGGTCAGTTCGCGCCCGCCGGTGCCGGTGCCAAGCCCGAGCCGATACATCAGCGCGTTCAGCCCAGCTTGACCTGCATTCAGATACGGCTGGAAATTGGCCGTGTTCTGCTCGTACTGTTCGCGCGTGATGGCATTGGCGTCCGCCGCGGCCTGTTGCTGCACGGCGGCGGCGTCTCCGGCTGCGTCTGCCGCCATTGCGCTGCCGGCCACGCCGGCGACTGCGCTACCTACTCCTACTGCTGCTGCGACCATTTCAGCCTCCAATCCACGCGCTATACGTGGTCTCTACATGTTGGAACCCCATCGCCTCGAATAGCCGGCCGATGTCCATGTGGGCTTTGGTACCCACGAACCAGCGCTGGACTCCGCGGCGCTTCAATTCCGCCTTGACCGCCTTCAGCAGGATCACCCCACCGCGGCCGCCGCGCTTGTCCTTGCGCAGGAAAAGGATGTCCATGTGGCAGGTCAGGCAGGTCTGGTAATGCAGCCCCGGCGCCACGAAGCCCACGAAGTAGCCCACCAGCTCGCCGGCGTCGCGCAGCGTGACGAAAATGACCTCGCCACGTGCGTCGCGCTGCAGGTAGACGTGGTACTGAGGGTCCAGAGGCACCTTGTCCTTGTTCAGGGCGAGTTCTTCCCAATGCAACGGGAACAGCGGCTTGAGTTCTTCCAGGCGTTCGGTGAGGCTTTCGACGTGGGCCGTGAGCATGGCTTACCCCTGGCGCGGCAGACGAATATCCACCACCATGGATACGCGGTCGTCGGCGCTGTTGTTGATGACCTCGTGCACTTTGTCGTTGGCGAACCAGAAACAGTCGCCAGTGCGCATCTGAATTTCTTCCGCGTCGTCGCCGTCGCCGCAGCGCAGGACGGCGCCGGGCAGCCCATGCAGCACAATGTGAAAGCGCGTGTAGTACCGGGTCTGCTCGGGCGTGTCGGCGTGCGGGAAGATCCGGCCGCCGGGGGCCACTTTGTTGATCATCACGCGGCCCAGCCGCTCACCGCTCACGCGCGCCATCAGGTCGAACATCAGCTTGCGCACCTCGGGCAGCGCGGCCTGCGCCGGATAGTTCACGGCCTCGTACTGGTCATGCCCGGCAAGCTGGTTGGCCTTATAGGCCTCGATTTGCTCGTCGGTCAGGCCTTCGACCTTCTCCGGGAAGCGGATCATGATGGTTTCGGTCTGGCCGAACGGGCCCTGTGGATACTTGCGCAGGAACGTGTCTTCCTTCCACAGGTGCGGCTGGCGACGGATGGCGAGCATGAGCGGGTTCACGTCCAGGCCGCTCGCCAGGAAATGGAAATGTTTCATATGGCCTCTGGGTTAGCGCGACACGGCGGTGATCGTGGGCGCGACGGTGTAGGTGATGACGACTTGGTCGCCGGGGTTGAGGGGGATGAGCTGGCCCGCCGACTGGACCGCCAGGCCCAGGGTGGTGGTGCCGCGTTTGAAGGAAATGGCGGACGCCGTGCCGCCGGCCACGTGCAGCGCCATGCGTGAGGGCGCCGTGTAGGTCATTGGCGAGCCCGTGGCGGCCACGGCAGTAGGCGCCAGGGTGTCGGCATAGGCCGACCCCAGAACGTTCGCCAGCGCCCGCATAAAGGCGAGTGTCTGGGGCGACTGGATAAGTTGGCCGTTCTGCTCGATCGCGAAGACAGCGTTGTTCTGAAGTAGCTGCAGGTCGGCCATCAGTCGTCCCCCAGGTAGGCGCCCAGCAGCACCGCCTTCACCGGGTCGGTGACGCTCAGCTCATAGACGACTTGCCGGCCATTGCCGGGACGGTTGAACCGCGCGCCATAGCCGTATTCGCCGATGCGGCCGACGGAGACCGTGCGCCGGTTGCTCCAAGTATGTCCGCCATCCTTGGACTTGCGCATCATCATGGCGGGCTTTTGGCCCTGCCCGGTGCTGGTTCCCACACCCGCCTCGACGTGCACCACCAGCGCGCCCATGGCCAGGTCGTTCAGCTTTTCCACGATCGTCTGTGCGGCGCGCAGCCGCTTGATGGTTTCACCGTCGTCCGTGTAGTTGGCCTGGTCCAGCAAGTACAGCCGCCCGCGCTCCCAGTCACCGACCACATGGCGCCCGGCAAACAAGGCGTGACAGTTGGCCCTATGGCGCGTGAATTCGCCCGTCCCCGGCACCATGTAGCCGCGCTCATGCCATTGCTGGGACGCGACGTCATACACCCAGGTGGTCATCGCCGCCGGGAACGTGAGCTGATAGAACAGGTGGCCGCCCTGCTGGTAGGAGAACCCAATCGCGTCATCAACGCGCGGGTATCCGCCGATGGCCGCTTCAACGCCATGAGTCGACACCCGGGTCGGCGCCGCGCCGCCTCGGGATTGCCAGATCACGCCCTGCCCCTCGGTGCCGCGGCCCAGCCACATGACGCTGTTGTCGATGTTCACGGGGCTGAACGCGGCCACGCATCCCTGCTGCATGGCACTGTTCTGGCTGGGGGAGAATCCTTGCGCATCGGCAACCAGCAGCTGCGTGGTGGATTCGCCGAAAACGTACAGCTGCTGTTGGTCTGGCAGGTGCGCGACGATATTGTCGGGTGACGCGTCCGTGCTGGCGAAATCCAGCCCGTTCCAATCGCGCACGTCGCCGATCTTGGACCAGCTCATGGTTTGCGACTGAGGCGCTTCAACCAGGAAGCGGTTGCGCAGGTATGAAATTTGCCGGGCGCCAGTCGGGAATTCGGTGTCGGTGATCGTGCCAAACGTGGAACTGGGCAGGTCGTAGTAGTAGCCCAGCACGCCGTCGACCAGCGCGAGCTGCGTTTCGTTGATCGCCATGGACACCGGGCCGGCCGACGTCGCGAGGCTGCCCACCAGTGTGGGAATCCAGGCGGCGGTGACGCGGAAAAGCTTGTCACCAGACACGACCCACAGTTCGCCCTTGAACACCTTCAGGCCGCGAATCTCGGCGGGCGCGTTGGGCATTTCCAACACGCGCGTCAGGCCAGGCGTGGGCAGCAGCGCCGCCTGGACCGTCGCGCCGTCTGCGCCCAGCTCGATGAACCAGTTGACGCAGCGTTGCGCGCTCAGGTTCAGGCTGGCGGCCTGATAGGCCGGCCCCACAACGGGTATGGGCGTTCTCAAGGCAGCACCCCCATGTTCCCCGGGCCGAAGGGCCAGCGCCAGCCATAGTCATTGCCCCAGGGCACGGTGCGCTCGGGCATGCCGTAGCCCAAGATCCAGCCGAAGGCCAGCGTGGTGCTGATGCCGTCCACGGTGCCGCGCAGGGTGTACCAGTTGCGCCAGACCAGGTCACCGGGCACGGTGAAGGGGGTCGCCACCGGCACCGATCCATTGAACGGTCCGACCGTCGCAATGGCCAGGTCCGTGATCAGCAAGGGATCGATCGGGTCTTCGTCGGCATCCGTGCGGAACACCTTAGCCGTCAGCGTGATCAGGTCGCCCTGATACACCTGCAGGTCGCGGCGCTTGGCGCCGTCCAGCGCAACTATGATTTCCATCAGAAGTACTCCGCCGGGGTGGTGCCGGCGTTGGGCAGCGCCACCGCAGATTCGATTTCTCGCATGCCCGCCGACCACATGCTGGCGTCCGGCGGGCGCTGGAATTCAGGGGCGGCCAGAAATGCGGCCATGAGCACGTACGATTCCTGCGCATAGTCTGGCACAGCGTTCAACGTCCAGCGCAGCAGGCCGCGCGTTCGCAGCGCCGCGTGCACCGCATCCAGCTTTTCGTTGATCAGCTCGATGTCGTCGGCTTCCGCCGTCTCGCCGGCGCCCAGTACCGACAGCTTGCGCAGGACGCGCGGGCCCAGGTCGCGTTTCGTGGCCGTGAGCATGTCAGGCTGCCTTCTTGGCCTGCGCCGGCGCGCCAGCCTTGAAATGGCTGTTCTCGGCCAGCTTGCGGAAGGCCGGGGTGTCCGGGACTTCTACCGCCTTACCCAAGGGGAAGATGTGCTCGCCGATGACCAGGTCGTCGCGCTTCTCGCCCGGATTGGCGGGGTCACCCGTGAAGGTGAGTTTGATTGTTTCCATGTAGATCTCCAGGCGGGCCGACCGAAGCCGGCCCGCGGTTGGGTTACGTGTTGAGGGGGATCACCAGGATGTAACCAGCGATGAAGCCACTGGCACCCGTGACGGCCGTACCGGTCACGATGTCGATGGTGTCGTTGGCGGTCAGCACCAACGGCGCGGCCGTGGCGGCGCTCGCCCGGATAACGGCGCCGGTAGCCGCGGCGGCGAAGTAGTCCGGATCGCCGCCGTACCCCACGTTGAAGGTGGCCGTGCTGACGCCGCTGGTCACCACCATGACGTCCAGCACCACCGAGCCGGCCTGGATGACCGGCGACTGGATCACGGTGCCGATCGGGACGGCGGCCGAAAAGTCGTAGCGAAACGGGATCGCCTTGACCGATTGGCCATCGCCCACGCCGGGCATGACGTCGCGCGGCTTCGTATCGCCCACACGGGCGGCATTGACAGTTGCCATGAAAATCTCCTTGGTAGAGACGAAAAAAAACGCCCCTCGGGCGCTTCGTTTCGTCTCAGGTTGGCTGTGGTTGCTTAGGCGTCCGGAACGGCAGCGGTGACGACCGTCACAACGCCGTTCTGCACCAGGTTGTCGGTATCCGTGGCGCCCTTGCCGAACATCAGCTTTTCGATGCCGCGGATTTCCTGGATGCCGACGCCGTTACGGAAACCATAGTCGCGCACGTCCGTGGTGGAGCGCGTGCGCTGCGCCCAGCCCAGGCCGAGCGCGCCGGCGCCGCACAGGAAGTTGAAGCCGACGTCAATGTTGCCCGCGCCCACGCCCGGCACGGAGCCGATTTCGGGGATTTCGCGGATGATCACGCCATCCCACACCAGGTCGCCTCCGGTAAACAGCGGGTTGGTGCGCACGTTGCGCTCGCGCGCATCGCGGTTCGCCTGGGTCATCTCCGGGGCGTTCTGCAGATCGCGGAACGACAGGGAATTGGCGAACATGACGAACCATTCCTGGTCCTCGGTCGTGCGGGTGGGCGTGATCGCCGGGGAGGCGGTCTGAGCCATGCGCTTTGCCAGGCTGATCACCTGGGGCGTCAGCTTGTCGGCCGTGTTGTCGATGTTCGCCAAGGAGGCGGACCAGTCGTTGCCAGTGTTGTTGGACTTGGCCGCGCCAAACAGCACGCGGTCGGCGTTGTTGGCCAGGAAGGCGTCCTTCTCGGCTTCGGTGGCCTGCTCGTAGGGGATCATGATGCCGGCGGCGTTCGGGATCGACTTGAACGCCGTATTGATGGCATCCCGCAGGGCATCAAGCGACCAGCCCTTGAGCGCGCTGCGGCCAGCGTTGCGCAGGTCGATCGCAGATTTCTGCTCGTCCCACTGGGTGATGACCACGGCGTTGCGATGTGGCATGACGCGCACGGCCATGGACCGGGTGTCAAGCTCGGCTTCGTTGCCTTCCAGCACCGTGTTGCCGGAGACGCCGCCGCCGATCTTGCGGACCGCAGCAAACGTGATTCGATCGCCCGCCTTGCGGGTCAGATCCTCTTTGACCATGAAGAGCGATTCTTCGCTGGTCCCCATGTAGCGCATGTAGCGGTTGGCGCGCAGGTATTCCTGGAAGAACTTGTCGTCCCAGATTTGCGGGGTAAGCCCCGGGCGTGCAGTGGTCTCAGCCATTTACGGCTCCTTTACTTTTTGAACAGGTCTTCGAACGGCGTCGGCCCGGTGTGCGCGTCCGCAGAGCGGGCGGCAGCAGATCGGGCGGTAGCCAGGGAGGTGGGCAAAGCTGCCGTGGGCGCAGGGCTTGCGGCGGGCTGGGCGGATTGGGGCTGTTGCGCGGAGAGCTCGGCCAGGAGTTCCTGGCGCAGGCGCTCCTTGTAGGCCGCTGGGTCATCGCCGATTTCCTGCATGGCAAGCAAGCGCGTGCCTTGCTCGTAGACGAATTCCCAGGGATGCCGCTGCTGCATCAGTTCCGCGCGCATGGCGGGGTTCTTCTGTGCCGCGGCTTCCCATGCCGCCATCTTCTCGTCCATATCCGGGTGGTCCTTGCGGGCCAGTAACTCGGACGTGTTGAAACGTTCGTTGATGGCGAACTCTTGCGCGGACATCTCGCGCGGAGTGGCAGGTTGCTGCTGCTGGGGCGCCTGCTGCTGCGCCGTCAATTGCTTGATCTGCTCCTCGTAGCGGATGGCCCTTTCCTTCCAGTCCGTCTTTTCCTTGCGGACGGCTTCAAGCGCGGCGAGTGGGACATGCTTGTCACTTCCAGGGGCTGGCGGCTCCCCATTCGCAGGCTCGGCGGTTGCCGGCTCCTGCGGTTCGCCCTGCGGTGCCTCCGGCGCGGCTGCCTGCGGCTCCGGTTCCCGTGCGGGTTCCGGCGCGGCCTGCGGCTGCTCTGGCTGCTTACCTTCGAAAATGCCGTTGAAGTCCATCGTTTCACTCATTGCGCTCTTCCTTCACGCCCGATTCAGCCCGGCGGCAGCTTTAACGCCCGAAAATCCCCGGCGGCGGAATAAAAAAAGCCGCCCGTAGGCGGCTGTCGAAACTGGGAGACGTCAGATGCTGACGCTTCCCCTGAACTCTGGTGCGGTGGGCATGGTGACGAGCAATTCGGTCTCCACCTCGGTCTGGACGGCCTCGGCGTTCGTCTTGCGCGCGCTGGCCACGTCCTTGGCGATCTGGGCCTGCTCGGCCATGGGGTTGCCAGGGTGGGCCTGCTGGCGTTGCTCCGGCTTCATGACGTCGTAGCGGCGCGTCTCGGCGTCGAACGCCTTGATCTGCAGGTCTGCCTGCTTGTCGCGCAGCTGCTCCTGCATCTGCTGCATGGCCTGCGCCTGCTGCTGAAGCTGCTGCTGCATCTGCTGCATTTGCTGCTGGATCTGCGGCGGGAGAGCGTTGCCCTGCTCCATTTCGTCCAGAATCTGGTCCTTGTTGCGCAGGCTGGACGCCAGGATGATCGCCTTGGGTGGGATGGGGATGCCCGACTGGGCCATCTGCGCGAGCTGTTCGAACTGTTCGCTTTGCAGGGTTGCCAGGTCCGGGCCCTCCTGAATGACGATGTCCACGTCCAGACCGCTGACGTCGTTCTCGACGGCCACGGGCTGCTCCAGCAGGCGCGGGTCCTGCGGCGGTATCCCGAATTGCTGGGCGGCCAGCATGATGGCCTGCTGCTGCATCTCGGGAGGCAGCTGCTCCAGGCGGTCCTTGACGGTCACGACCTTGTTCAGGCCTACCCACTTGATGTTGCGTTCGTCGTCGGTGACGCGCACCCACTTCTCGTCCGTCCAGAATTGCTTGATGCGCAGCCAGACCGCCTCGTATACGTCGCGTGTCCACTGGCGCAGCTCGTCGACGGTCGGCTCAACCTCGATGCTGCCGGCCTGCTGCTGGGACTGGATGGCGCGGCCGGACAGTTGGCGCTGATCCTTGCCGGCCAGGGAAGCATTCGGGCCGCTGGCCTGCATTTCAGCGGTGGCCTGCTGCAACAGTTCCATCTGACCGCTGGCCATATCGCCGGTTGGCAGGATGCCGAAGTTCTGCCCGAAGGTGGCGCCGCCGTTCAACTCGACGTGGCCATCAGGCTTGGCCAGTTCGCGCTTGGCCGCCGCAACGTCCTGCACCGCCTCCTTGGTGCCGTAGGTCTGACGCTGGTTCAGCAGGTGCAGCGCCTTGGACCGGCGCTTGTTTACCTCGTCCTGCGTGTCGATCCAGTCGCTGACCGCGCCGTAGCGGTTGTTCTCGCGGTCGATGTAGCAGGACCGCATGATCAGGGACGGCGCCGGTTGGCCGTACTTGTCGATGTAGGGGGAGACCTGCGGGTCCACCAGGAAGCCGCCGCGGGTGAACGTGGCAACCATCCAGGTGCCTCCGTCGTCCTGGTAGTGCATCTGGACGATGCGCACGCGGGTTCGGCGGTTGTCGGACCACATTCCGTCCTTGGGCCGGTCCTCGTAGGTGTCGGACATGGACACCGTCTGCAAGGATGCCTCGATGGCTTCGATGCGGTCCGGATAGGTGGCGAATGCCTCGGTCTTGTCCATCCAGATAACAATGCCGCGATACCGGCCGTCGCTGAAGTCGGACCGGCGGCTGTGGGGGTCGTACACCAGACGGTCCCAGGGCACGTACTGGATCGACACGACGATATCGCCGTTGGGGGCCGGCTCGACGATCACATCGGCGCCGCCGAACCCCTCGATCATCATGTTTTCGTAGACGGACGAGCGGACGACGTCGAAATCGTTCTCGTCGGCCACGAAGCGCAGCGCGTCGGTGGCGGCCTCGGCGCCCTTCTCGTCCTGCGGATTACGGGGGAACGCGCGCGGGTCCGTGCGGGACCGGCGTTCCAGGCCGCGCAGGATCTCGATTTTCCGCTTGATGTAGTTCACGACCACGGGCGGCTGGCCCCGGCGGCGCAGCGCGGCGACTTCCTCGGTCGTGAGCTGCTTGCCGTCGTAGTAGTCGCGGTTGCGCTCGGCGCGCTGGCGGGCGTCGCGGGTGCCGTCCTCCGCCGCCTCGAAATCACGGACGAGCCGGGTAAGGTGGTCGTAGAACTCGCCGCCGGGCGTCGCCGCGGCAGCGTCGGGCACCTGCTCGCCGTCCTTGGTTGCCAGTCTCAGGTTCATGCCACTTTCCAGTTTGTTTCGTCAGGGTCGGATGCGCCGAATGCGCGGTCCCAGCGGTCCAGCGTCTTGCTTTTGGTCTTGGCGCTGACGACGGCGGGGTGTGCATCGTCCAGCGCGCGGCCGATCAAGGAAGCCGTGTCCACGTCGTCGTCGTTCTTGCCATTGGGGAACTTCAGGAACTCGGCCAGCTCGGCACCCGGTTCGAACCACACGCGCTTGCTGGCGGCTCGGGCCTGAAAGCCGCGGGCCCGGGTCGGCTTGTTCGTCACGCTGGGCAGCCATTCCAGGCGGCAGAATGTGTTGCGCTCGCGCATCCGGCGCACCAGCATGGGTTCGATCGCCTTCTGGATCACGCCCGATTCGCCGAACCAGGCGAACGGCTTGTGCTTGGCGATCAGGTCGATCTCCCTTTCGATCCAGACGTCGGATGTGGTCTGGCCACGCCACCCGCCCAGGCGGTACAGGTCGCCCGCGGGGTCCACGCCCCAGATTCGGTGCACCGTGTAGTCGCCACCGTCTGCCGTCACTGCGTAGTCGCTCGTGCCGTACAGCGCCAGGTCGCCAGGCAGCGTGTCCTGATCCCATTCCTGGAAGTACTCCCGGCGGAAATACGTGCCGTCGTCAGGGTTGGGCTGCTGCTGGTACAGCGCATTCCAGTCCCGCTCGGGCAGCACGGCCTTGATCTGCTGCAGCACGGGCAACGGGTAGCGGTCGGGCCACAACGCCGCGCCATCATCGCTGATGGCTGGCAGGCTGACCACTTCCCACTTGTCGCCGCCCTTCGTCTGCTGGTCCAGCAACTTGCCCGACAGGTCATCCTCGTGCCACCGCGTGTTGATAACCACGATGGCCCCGCCCTTCATCAGGCGCGTGTAGGCGGTCGACGTGTACCAGTCCCAGACGCGGCGCCGGCGGATGTCGCTGTCGGCTTCCTCGCGGTCCTTGAACGGGTCATCGATCAGCAGCACGTGCGCGCCGCGGCCGGTGATGGCGGTACCGACGCCGGCGGCCACGTACATCCCGCCCTTGCTGGTGTGCCAGCGGTTTGCCGCCTGGGAATCCGGCGCCAGGCCCGATTCAAACAGCAGCCGATAGTACGGATCGGCCACGATGTTGCGCACGTCCCGGCCGAAGTCTGCCGCGATGTCGCCGTTGTAGGACGCCGCGATGATCTGCCGGTCGGGGTTGCGCCCCAGATACCAGGCAGGAAACCGGCGGCTTGCCAGCTCAGACTTCCCGTGGCGCGGCGGCATGCAGATCATCAGGCGGGTGACTTCCCCGCGCTCGACCGCTTCCAGGGCCGCGGCGATCTTGCTGTGGTGCCCGGCCGGCTCGTACCCATGGTTCGTGTACTGCGTGAAGGCCAGCAGGCCTGTGCGCGCCTTACGCCGGGCCAGAAGTTCGGCCGCCGCTTCCTGCGGCGATAGCTGCGAGCTGGTCATCGGTCATTTCCTGGGCGGTCGTGAGGCGCAGCGGCTTGTCGTCGGCGTTTGCCAGCTCGGTGCGCATGCGGTCGCCATAGACGGACGGCTCCATGCGGGCTGCATTCCACTTGCGGGTCTCGATCGCCAGCTTGGCGGCCTGGATTTCTTCGCTGGTGCCCTTCTTCACGGCGTCGGCGATGTCGATCATCTGCTCGGCGAACGTGTGCGCGCGCTCCTTCAGCGCCGCGCGGTATAGGGCCTGGATCCCCTGGCGATCCTCCTGGACCCACAGCATGAACGTGGAGCGCGCGGGCCGGCCCTTCTTGCGGCAGGCTTTCACTCCAGACATTCCGGACGCAATATCCCCGCAGATCGCGCTGGCCTGGGCCAGGATCTGCTCGTCGGTGTACGTGATCATGTCTGTGTCGGGACGCAAAAAAGCCCGCGAACCTTTCGGTTGCGGGCTTCGTGGAGGCATTTGTGGAGACTCGGGAGCGATAGTAACGCCAGTTTCAGCCGCCTGCAAGGGGGTCGGCCATCAGCCCTCGACGGATGAACATCGGGATAAGGAGCGCCTTGGCTTCCTGGTAGGCCTCGTGCAGTTGCTCGGGCGTCATCCGGGCATTGCGCATCAGGCGATTGCCGGCGTGCCGGTTCCCCGCGTGGATGTCGACGGCGGCGCGCATCTGCCAGGTGGGCAGGCTGTCGATGCAGACGTCGACCTGCTGGGCCTGCATCCTGGCAATGCGTAGCTCGCGTTCATCCCGCTCGGCCTGGCCGTCAATGTCCCGGGTGAGCCCGGGCTTGGCGTCCTTGAACATCGGCGACGCGTTGGAATGACCCAGGTGCGGGCGGCAGGCCAGGGTGTAGCGGTACCAGGTCATGATCAGGTCTTCGGCCGGGTCGGCCTGGGCATGCATGAACGGGTTCGGCGCCGTCGCGCGCATTGCGATGTGCATCATGTCTCCTAGACCCATTCCGGGTGATCGTGGCCCTTCGGCGGGCGCCGGGGGTCGTATTGCTGCATCAGGCGGTTCAGGTCCATCTGCGCATCGGTCAGTTTGCGGCGCCAGCCCCGGCCATTGGCCATGCGCTCCACGCGGTCAGGGCTATGCAGGGCCAGCTTTGCCGCCTCCAGCCTCGTAGCCATGCAATCTGGCGCGTAGGCTGCTTGGGAATTCTGCAAGCTCCATGCGCTCGGGACCTGCCAGGGAACTATCAGCGCGCCCATATCCGGGATGCAGAACATCACTCCCCTCCCCGCCGTCCGCCCGCGAGCGAGGGCGTTTTCGGCTGGGCCGCCAGCGCGCGCTCGCCGTTCAGGCGCAGGCCCACGGACGACAGGCTGAGCGGCGGGCGCTGCAATGCGTTGCTGGTGCGCGCCGGGGCCACGAATACGGGGATGTCCAGAGCGGCGGCTGGCGTCGATGCCGGCTTGACCGCGGGCGCAGGCTTGGGCCTGGGTGCGCGTGCGCGCCTCGCGGGCTTGACCGGCTCAACCGGCTGAGCCTCGATGATCGCCGCCATCAGCCAGCCGTCATACGCGTCTTTCGGCGTGACGCCGCGGCAAGATACCGTGGCGTCCACGCAAAGCCAGCAGCCGTCCATCCGTCCTTCTACGGGGATCAGGCGCGGCAGCTTGGCCCGCGCGGTCTGTTCGTGTGTGCTCATGCTTTGCGCTCCTGCGGCTGCCTGCCGCTGCGTGCGTTGGACGTGATTGCCACGCCCAGCGCGGGCCAAGCATGGGTGCTGACGCCGTAGAGCGGTCCGGGCTGCCCCTTGGTGCCTACCTGGGGCGTCGCGCCGCCACCCGTGCGCGGGAAGAGGTCCAAGATGGCCTGGCGCACGTTCCCGTCCTTGGCCTTCGTCGTGCCGCACAGGTGCATCTTCACGTCCTTGCGGTAGACCAGATCGACGGCTTCCGGCCGTTCCATGGCCTGCATGAACCGACCGATCCAGACGCAGGTTTCGAACACTTCCCGGCCCACGGGCATGCCGTAGCTGGCGATCATTTCCATGGCGATGCGGCTGTGGCTGACCATCTCCAGGTAGCGCAGCAGATCGGAGTTCTTCTTCACGCCGCAGCTCAGCACGCGGTGATGGTCAGGCAGGTAGACACACCAGCCGGACTGCTCCGGGCCCGGGTCAATGCCGAAGATCGAATACACCGGCCGCGGGTGACATTCGGGCACCTTAGGCGCGCGCGCGAAGCTGTCCGGGGCCGCTCCTGCACTACCTGCACTTTTCTGGTCGACCTGCATGAAATCGGTCGACCTGCAGGTGCACACCAGGCAGCCGTCGCAGCCGCGGGCCTGGCATTGCAGCGCCGTCCGTCCGTGGAAGGCCTGCAGCGTTCCCTGCATCGGATCGAGCGCCACGTCGGCGCCCTGGGGGGTGAGGTTCGGTAGGGTCATGCGGCCACCTGCGCGCGCTTCATCACCACGGGGCGTAGCATCTCCGCAGCGCTGTCGCATTCGGCTTTGGTGCCGACGTGCACGACGATGTAGTCGCAGGGCCGGTTCTGCATGAAGGCCTTGCGGTTGCCCTTGATCGCGTGTTCCAGGGGCTGGATGTGAAAGCCGCTCTGCCGCTGCGACCATTCGAGGACGTAGATTTCGTTTTCCATGATCAGTCTTTCAAACCTCCCGAGTAGACGGGCTTCTGAGGGCGCCCGAACTCCCAGCCGGCGGCGAGGTTCTCGAACCGGCTTTCGTGGGCGATGAAGGAAAGGCCGACACGCCCGGGTTCCCCCTGGCGGTTCAGGCCGACGTTGACCTCGCAAATCCCCTGGTCCGTGCTGTTCGGGTTGTAGACCTCGTCCCGGTACAGGAAGAGCGCGGCGTCACAGTCCTGCTCGATGGCGCCGGAGTCGCGCAGGTCGGACGCCATGGGGCGCTTGTTCGGGCGCGCTTCCAGGTTTCGGTTCAGCTGCGACAGCAGCAGGATTCCGATACCCATGGACATGGCCATGCCCTTCAGGCCGCGGGTGATCTGCTCAAGCTGCGTGTTGCGGTTGTCGCCGCCGGCGCCCTGCATGAGCTGCAGGTAGTCGATGACCAGCAGATCCAGCCCGTGCTGGCGGTGATGAGCCCGCGCCACAGCACGAACCTGCGCCAGGGTCATCTCGCCTTGGTTGTGGACGAACAGGCCAAGCTTCCGGAGCAGTTCGCCACCGCGCGCCGCACGGCCAAAGTCTTCCTGGCGCATTTTTTTCGCGTCGACCACATGCGCCATGTGCACGCCACCGAGGGCCGCAATGTTGCGCAGGTGCAACGAACGACGGTCCATCTCCATCGACAGGAACAGCACCTTGCCCTGCTGGGCAACGTTTCTGGCGACGTTCAGCGAAAAGGCGGTTTTGCCCATCTTCGGACGCGCCGCGACGATGATCAGGCTTCCCGGCCAAATGCCACCGCCCAGGTGCGCGTCAAGGTCGACGAATCCAGTGGAAATGCCCTGCTCGCCTTCGCCGCGGCTGCGCCGGTCCAGGTCGTCCAAGATGTCCTGCACGTCGTCCGCTGCAAGCACGGGCTCGTTCTTCTGGCGCTCCGTCAGCATGTCCTGAAGCTCACCTTGCGCTCGGTCGATGATGTCGATTACCGGCGTGGCGAGCTCAGTGGCGGCGGCTCCAGCCATCAGGTCGCCCAGCTCGGCTAGGCGGCGTCGGCGGCTGCGCTCGATCACGACCGCCGTGTAGTGCTCGACGTTCTCACCGAAGAACGACGTCAGCAAGCTGCTGAGGTAGGCCAGATCGGCATGCTCCGGGGCGTGGATCTGCAGCCGATCGTAGACAGCCAGGCTGTCAGGCCCGATGCCTTCGGCAATGAGGGCTTCGATCTGCTCGAAGATGGCCCGATGGCGCGCGGCGTAGAAGTGCTCAGCCTTCAAGGACCCGATACGGTCGAAGTGTGCGGCGCTCGCCAGCAGGCAGCTCAGCAACTGCTGCTCGGCTTCCAGGCCCGCCAGGGGGTGCGGCGCGTTCATGCGGCCTCCCTGGTCTGCGTGGCCATCTGAGCCTGCAGTCCAACGGTCGTCAGCTCGTAGGCAATGCCGTCACCCTGGGGTTTGGCGTACCACAGGCGGTAGAAATTGCCCTCGACGAAGTTCTGGAAATGCCGGCGCCAGAGGGCCTGCTGCTTGCGCTCGCGCTTACCGCCGGGGCCGAAGTCCCGCTTGAACTCGGCCCAAGCCAGGTTCACGAACTCCACCGGCAGCTTTGCCTCGGCGATGTAGGTCTGCAACGGCTCGTAGCCACCGATCGGGCGTTCGCCCGAGGTTCGGCAACGGTCCAGGAAGGTTTTCAGGGTCATGCGTTCGGACTTCACCCGGGCCTTCTTTTCGGTCAACGTCCCGGCACTCCCCCCGGTCACGGGGGGTGGGGGGGGATTATCTTTTTCCGAAGGAGAAGAAGAAGATGAAGAAGAAGAGCCGTCACCAAAGGGGGGCTTTGGTGAAGACTTAGATGGTTGCTTTGGTGCTGCCTTGGATGCTGCATCATTGCCTTCACCAAAGCGCGAACCTTCGCCACGAATGGTGCGGACATACTCGTCCTTCACCATGCGGCTGGAATACCAGATCGGGCCATCTTGGGGGGTGACAAGGGTGACGGGTTCGCCATCCTTGCGGCCGCTGCGCGGGGTGTAGACGAAGGGCTCGGCGAGCACCTTGTCGTCGCCCTTCAGGACGCCTTTGGCAACCAGGCCCTTCACCAGGGCCACCTGGCAGCCCGCAGCCTGCGCGATCTCCTTCATGGGCCAACGCAGCACGCCGTACTCTTCCTGGTCGTGCATCAGGCACATGATGTCCAACCAGGCGCCCTTCTCGGCATGCGTGCAGCGGCGCAGGTTGCTGTTCCCGGTCCAGTCGCCGGGGTAGAACTGGAATGACGGGCGCTTCATGCCGCCTCCTGCAGCTTGCCGGCGCGCACGGGCAGCCAGCGGTTGTATGCCCATTCCCAGGTCGCGCGCTTCTCGTCACCGGTCAGCGAGAAGCCGCTGTCCAGGCACGCATGGCAGCGGAAGCAGCCGGGAACGGTGTAGATGTCGTGAGCCTTGATGCCCATGCCCTTGCCGTAGGCGCTCCAATTGGCGTGGCACGGCACCACGCTGTCGCGCTCGCACGCGCCGCGACACACGCCCGGGATCTGGAGGTAGCAAGGTTCGCCGCGGCACGCGGCCAGGTACTTGGAATCATGGCCGGCGCGCTTCTTCGGCGCGCGGCGCTTGAATGCGGTGCGCTGCAGGCCGGTGGTGGCGCGCAGCGGGGTCTTGCGGGTCATCGCGACAGCGCGTTTAAGCATGAGCACCTCCATCCGTCAGATGTGTCCAGCTTTGGCCTGTACGAATTCGATGCACGGTCGATGGGGCAACCCCATACTGGCTGGCCACAACACGTTCTGAGGCCATCGATGATCGGATCGCCATGACTTGGCAGTCCGTCAGCCTTGACGCTTTATTCTGCTCACCGTAGATGCGCGAAGACCGCCCTTTATTCGATCGATCAACCGAGTTTTCAGCGTTGGTACCCAGCCATAGATGGCTAGGGTTGACGCAGGCAGGCGTGTCACAGCGATGGCACACGCACAGCCCCGACGCGATAGGCCCAACATAGGCCATGTACGAAAACCGATGCGCTGTGATTTTCACCGCGTCAGCGCAGAACTGCCCATATCCGAGGCGGTTACGCCCGCCTTGCCAAAGCCAGCAACCCGGCCCCTTCGTGAACTTCGTTTCAAATAGGTCGAGCGGCGTAGCCGCACGTCTCGTCGACGCACCTAGATAGGAGGCCATTGCGCGGATTTCTTCGCGGGTTCTGTCGGGCAGAAGAAGCATGCAGCCGGAAGCACCGACATCCCGGTAATGCTGTTGGAGGATAGCCTTGTCCTCTTTGGACCACGAGCGACGGAGCATCAGCGATCCCCTCGCGCGCGGAACTCCACGCCCAGCTCGGCGCCAGCGGCCTCTACCTGCGTCAGGTACTGGGCCATGCCCTTGACGGTCAGCATGGTGGTGCTGCCCACCAGCACGCGGTCACCGCGCGGGGTGTAGTCCCACTTGCGGTAGCCTTCCAGGCACAGCTCCGGGTCGAACTCTTCGGGCAGAAAATCGCGCTTGAACTGTTCATGCCAGGACTCGGCCGGGAAGCGCTGCCCCAGCACCCACGCCTGTTCGGCGATGTCGGACAGAGGCCCCTTCCACATCAGCGCGTTCTGAGACAGCTTGCGCGGCTTCACGCGCTCGCGCACGACCACTTCCAGCGGCTCGTCAGCATCCAGCGGCAGGTTGGCCAGGAACGTCTGCGCGGCGGCCTGCTGGCTCGCGCCGATCAGCAAGAAGGTGCGGGGGTTGTGCAGGCGCTGGCGCATATCAGCGGTCCCAGCCGCACTCGCCGCGGCCTTCGCTGGCGCAGACGCACGCGGCGCCCGTCTTGCCCAGCTCGCGGATGGCGTTCAGGTAGCGGCGCGTCACCGGCACCATGTCCAGCGCGCCGATGGCGGCGTCCAGCTTGTCGATGGTCACGCCCTGGGTGCCCGACAGGAACCGGCTCACCTGGCTATCGTCCCAGCCCAGCGCCTCCATGACCGTGGGCTTGAGCCGCGGATCGGTCAGGTACTGCCGGAACGAGCGCGCCATTGAGGGCGCTTGAGGGACCTGCGAGATGGGTATGGGTGCGTTCATCGAGATACAGCCTTGAACAAAAAAGCCTGAGTGCGCCTGAGCGCGGGGCCGCGCACACTGGCGGCATGAAAAAACTGACCGAAACCGAACAGCTTCTGCAGCACGCCCAGGACATCGCGCGCCGGACCTTCGTGGACCCGAGCGAGGCCGCGGTGATGGACCTGTTCCGTGAGCTGTGCAACGAGCGCGACCGTATGGCGTGGGCCACGGACGACCGCGCCGGCGCGGCTGTGCACTGATGGCCGTTTTGCGCGGGCCTTCCCCCGCGGATACGATTGACGGCGCCAGGACATACCTGGCATGGCTACCAACCATCCAACAATCGTTCCGCAGGAGAAGCCTTCATGGCGCATTACTTCATTGCCTACGACCTGACGAATGCCAGTCAGGAGCGGTATCAAGAGCTCGAAGACTTGATCGAGTCGCTTGGAACCTCCGTGCACTTGCAGTACTCGGTGTTCTATCTCCGCAGCAATATGGAGCTCAAGGCGCTCAGGGACACCATCGGCACCAAGATCAACAAGAACGAAAAGCTCATGGTGATCGACGCCAAGAACTGCATAGGCAAGGGGCATGGCAACGACTGGGACACGCTCCTGGCCGTCTGGAAGCGGCCCTAAATCAGGTTGCATCGTGTAGTTCCAAAGTCGCGCCCGGCGTGGCTTTGACCAACGCCTGGGCCAACGTCACGGCCCGGGCTTCGCTCTCGACCTCTGCAATGGTCCCCGCAGAACCGCCGGCCTCCTCAGAAGTGGCATGGCCGAGAACCCAAACGGTCTTGGGTCGCACAAAGAAAGTGGTCTTCACTTCGCTCATCGCGCCCTCCTGGGGTGTGGGCTTACACATGGCTCGCCTCCTGCTGGGGCTGGGCGGACTGGGAGGCATCGGGGGTGCCGCTCATTCGGAGCGCTGCCCAGTCGACGTCAGGCCGCAATTCCTCGCAGCGGACCACCTCCCCGCGAGCACGCGTTTCGCGCTCAATGATTGGGCAGTGCTCTGCCTTCACCTGGCGGTCAGGGTCTTTGTATTGGCTCACTGCACCCTTGGTGATACCAAGAAGCCGAGCCAAGGCCGACGCGGAACCAATCACGCGTGCAGCTTTATCGATGGGGTGTTCGGTCGGAGGATTCATGTCGCGTAGTATAGAAATTCTAGACTTTGAAAGTCAAGAAAAACTAGACCCACACCGTTTAGGTCCTCTCTACACTCGGGCGATGGAAATTAGCGTGTGGATTAAAGCTAGCCGGCAGTCTGCGGCAATGACTCAAACAGAACTTGGCGATGCCTTAGGCGTGACCAAGGGGAATATCTCTGCTTGGGAAAACGGCCGACATGAGCCGAGCTATTCGCAGATGTTGAGAATCGCCGAGCTGACGAATAGTCGGTTGCCTCTGGCATCTACACCCGGTGATTGGCCGTTCCCCAGAGTGTCGAAAGATTCTTTCGACAGGCTCACCCCAGGTCAGAAAGAGGCCATTGAAGACTGGGTCATCAATCAAGTAAGAGCATTCACCTCTGCACCCGTCGTCAAAAGCGGTGGAGCCGAAGAAGCCGCCTAGCCCGCGGCACCGTACTCTAGTTCCCTGTTGCGGTAGAGCTTTACGTTGAATGTGACAAAATCCGTATAACATTTCTGGAGATAACCATGCGGCACGCCTTACAGCTCTGCGCTGCGCTCGCTTCCATCGCATTTAGCACATCCGCTTTAGCTCAGTACTATGGCGGCAGCCGGTCGTACGGTTCTCAGCCATCTCGCGGTAGCGGCTACTCCACTCCCTCAATGCCCCGAGCGCCGACACCCAGCTACGGCACAGGCTCCAACTGGAACAGCAATAGCGTCGGTGGCTACACGAAACGGGATGGGACCTATGTAGCCCCTCATCAGCGTTCGATGCCGGATTCCTCCCTGAACAACAACTGGTCGACCAAAGGTAATTCCAACCCATACACCGGAACGAGTGGCACCAAGCGTGGCAATCCCTATGGGTGGTGATGAACCAGCACTTGGGATTTGCACGGCCTTGGGTAGGAGCATGAACAATGACGATGAAGAAATTTGCTATTGGTATTTCGGTATTTTGCTGCGCTACAGCAGCCTATGCAGCCAATGAGTCTTGGTCGCTCCAACTCATCGAAGGTTTTCAGATCGCCCGTGTAACGAATGACGCTGCACTTGCCACTGGAGTCATTTGTTCCATAGATGAACAGTCATGCAGGGCATACGTCACCATGCCAGCTTCTTGTGAGGTTGATGCCGGCTACCCGATGATGATCAATTCACCTGTAGGTGCGCTGCCAATTTCGACTACTTGCTTCGAAGTTGGTGGCCAAAAACTGTACGTGATCGACCAGTTCGATAAATCGCTAGCCGCATTTGAGAGTGGCGGCGAAATCGGATTCGCGATGCCATTAGAGAGCGGTAAGTTTGCCGTCGCAAGATTTAGCACCCGCGGGGCCTCTGCAGCGATCAGGAAGGCAAGAACCTATCCGCGTAAACCCGCATCACCGGCCAAACCTTCGCCTGGATCTCGGCCCAGTAGCGTTCAGCTCTTATAGGACCATAAGCACCAAATCAGGCCGCCTTCGGGTGGCCATTTTTTTGCCTCCTCCGCATGGCATCAACTTTTTCTAGACAAAGGTATAGATTTTGTTGACAACATAAGTTCAGCTTTTCTATACTTCTCCCAACGCCTCACCACCCGGTGAGCAACATGGGAGAAAGGCCTTGAAGCACCAGATCAAAAGCATTTCCGGCGCCGTGCTGTTCACGGCCGATGTGCCCGAGGGCACCGAGAGCGGGCTGATTACCCGCGTGGCGCTGGAGCAGGCGGTGGAGGCCCGTGCCTACCTGGCCGATGCCTACCTGGCCGGTGCCAACCTGGCCCGTGCCAACCTGGCCGATGCCAACCTGGCCGATGCCTACCTGGCCGGTGCCAACCTGGCCCGTGCCAACCTGGCCGGTGCCAACCTGGCCCGTGCCTACCTGGCCGATGCCAACCTGGCCGATGCCTACCTGGCCGATGCCAACCTGGCCGGTGCCAACCTGGCCGAGCTGAGCGGCATCTGGGGCGCCAGCGGCAACCTGCGCGAGGTCAAGGCGATCCAGTGCGACACGTGGCCCGTGACGTACACCGCGACCCACATGCAGATCGGGTGCCAGATGCACGCGCTCGAAGCGTGGTGGTCGTTCACCGATGAGCAGATCAACGAGATGGCCTTCGGCGCGCTGGCTTGGTGGCAGAAGTGGAAGCCTGTGCTGCACACCATCGTCACGATGTCGCCGGCCGTGTCCGGCGCTGAGCGGCCGGCTGAGCAGCAAGAAGCCGCCTGACCTTCCCCACCCGCCCCGGTAGGGGCAAGGAGACACCATGGACACGATCACCACCTGCCAAGCCGTCGCAGCGATGCAGAAGTTCGGCGGCAACGGCGTCAAGAAGCTGGCCGCGTGCTGGCTGGCTTTCGACAGCGAGAATCGCGACCGCCTGGAAACGGCGTTCAAGCCAGAGTTCGACCGCTACCGCGTGATGGCGAACCAGGAGGGCGACTACGCGGCCCAGCAGACCCTGGCTCAGCGTGCCGTGCTGGACGTGGCCGCCGGCTACGCGAGGAATTAATCATGAACGCCCGCCCCGAAATCCGTCTTACCCCAGCGCAGGAATTGCGCATGGACCTGACCTGGGATGTGCGCATGGCGCTGCGTGACGGCATGCAGGAGGTCGTCCGCTACTGCGTCGCCGGCGAGAACCGCCAGCTGGCCGCGCATGCCGTCTACGAGGACAGCATCGGCAAGCAGGACTTGGTCGACGCCTTCGACGCGGTGGCGAGGGCCTACGCGCACGGCGACACGTTCGGCCGGATCGGCGAGCTGTTCAGCAAGTTTATGGACGGCGCCAGCGCGCACTACGTAGAGAACCTGGCCGACGCGATCGAGGACCAGGACCGGCAGCTGGACGTGTCGTTCGAACTGCCGGCGCGCCGCAAATGATGGCCTACGCCGTGTGGGGCCTGTGCGCCCTTTATGCAATTGCCCTCGCCGGCGACGCCGCGATGGCCTATCTCCGGAGAAGCGCATGAGCGCACCCAACGGCAACATCCTGGCCCTGTTTCATGACGGCCACTACCTGGCCGAAATCGTCGGCGGCGGCATCCGCGTCGGCAAGCAGCAAGGCGCCCGTGCCGATTTCCCGCCCGGGACGCCCGAAGCGCGGCGCTTGGCGCGGCTGCACGAGGTCGGCTCGATGGACCAGATCCACGCCGAGGTGCAGGCCCAACTGGCCAAGCGTGCAGCAGCCGCCAGCGGCGCAAAGCTCAAGAACGGCGACAAGGATTGGGAAACGCCCTGCCAGAACTGCGAGCAGGTTCCCACCGTGCACCCCGTGGCGCTGTGTGGCCCGTGCTGCTTTGGCGAGGCCGAAACCGCCGGGGGGAACTGGTGATGATCCGCCGCCTCCTGCGCGCCCACGGCGACCTGCTGATCGGTGCCGTTGCCCTCTGCGCCGGCGTCTTCATGGCCTGCGTGCTGGGCCCGACGCTGGATGCTCAATCCCCCACCCTCACCGCCTGCGAAGGCTGCGGCAAGACCGCTGTGGCCGCCAAGGAATGACATGACCCAAACGACCGAACTCGCCGAACTGCCGCCCCAGGAATCCGCGCTGGAGGTGTATTCGAAGCCCTCCGGCCTGGAACCGTGGCTGGACAAGATCCGCGCCGAGGTGGCCGGCCACGTGCCGGACATGTCGACGAAGAGGGGCCGCGAGGCCACCGCCAGCCTGGCGTTCAAGGTGCGCAAGTCCAAGACCGCGCTCGACGCCCTGGGCAAGCAGCTGGTCGACGAGCTGAAGGATGTGCCCAAGCGCATTGACGCTGAGCGCAAGCGCATGCGCGACACCCTGGACGCCCTGGCCGAAGAGGTGCGCGCGCCGCTCACCGAGTGGGAAGCCGCCGAGGGAACGCGCCAGCAGCGCCACCAGCAGGGTATCGAATGGTTCCGCCTGCGCGCTGACGAACACCGCGACCTGGATGCGGCCGAGCTGCGCGCGGCCCTTGAACAGGTCAATGCGTGGGCTGTGGATGCGTCCTGGGAGGAATACGAGGCCGAGGCGCACCGCGTCAAGGCCCGCGCTCTGGACGCGCTGACGCAAGCCCTGGCCGCGCGCGAGAAATACGACGCCGAGCAGGCCGAGCTGGCGCGCCTGCGCGCCGCCGAAGCGGAGCGCGAGCAGAAGGAGCGCGACGAGCGCATCGCCCGCGAGGCTGCCGAGCGCGCCAAGCGCGAAGCCGAGGCCCGCGCCCAGGCCGAACGCGACGCCGCCGCGCGCCGCGAAGCTGAAGCCCTGGCCGCCGCCGAAACTGCCCGCCTGAATGCCCAGTTGGCCGAGCAGCGCCGTATCGCTGCAGAGCAACAGGCCGAACTCGACCGCCAGGCCGCCGTAGTGCGCGAGCGTGAAGCCGCTGCGCAGGCCGAACAGCGCGCCCGCCAGGCTGCCGAGCAGGCCGCCGCGGCCGAACGCCAGCGCATCGCCGACGAACAGGCCGCGGCAGCAGCCGAGGCCCAGCGCCGCGAGGAAGACATGGCCCACAAGGCCGGCATCAATCGCGCTGCCCTGGATGCGTTCGTCCATGGCGGCATGCCCGAGGACTGCGCCAAGCAGGCGATCAAGCTGATCGCCAAGGGCCAGATCCCCAACATCCGCATCACCTATTGAGGAAGCCATGACCGAAATCATCGATGCCCCGGCCCGCGCAGTGGCCCCCCGCCCCGAACCAAACCCTGGACACCTGCCCGCGCTGGCCGCCAATTCTCCCATGGGCATGATGCTGGCGGCCGTGCAGCAAGGCGCCACGCTGGAACAGGTCGAGAAGATGATGGACCTGCAGGAGCGCTGGGCCAAGGCCGAGGCCAAGAAGGCCTACGACGAGGCGTTCGCCAACTTCAAGGCCGAAGCGGTCAAGATCATCAAGGGCAAGGACGTCACGGATGGCCCGTTGAGGGGGAAGGCCTACGCCGAGCTGCACGACGTCGTCAATGCGGTCACGCCGGCGCTCTCCAAGCATGGCCTGTCGTCGTCCTGGAAGCTCACGCGCGACGAAAAGGACTGGATGGAGGTGACCTGCTACTTGCGTCACGTGGGCGGCCACGAGGAAAGCGTCAGCATGGGTGGCCCTCCGGACAACGGCGGCGCCAAGAACGCCATCCAGGCCCGCGCCAGCACCAAGACCTACTTGGAGCGCTACACGCTCAAGGCGATCACCGGCCTGTCCGAACAGAAAGACGACAACGACGGGAACGGCGCCGCGCACGCAGCCGAAGACCTGCGCGACGAGTGGATCAGCAAGCTGGCCCAGGCTGAAACGCTTGATGAGGCGGCCACGGTCTGGCAGGACGGATGCAAGGCGATTGAGCAAACCAACAACCTGGCCGCCTTCGCCGCGTTCAAGACGGCCTACAGCGACAAACGCAACATGCTCAAGCAGGAGACCAAATAATGGATCTGATCTTCCACAAGGAGCCCCAGGGTACGCCCGAGTGGCTGGAAGCGCGCCGAGGCGTCATTACCGGCAGCCGCTTCAAGGACTGCCGCGACCGGCTGAAAAGCAAGGAGCCGTCCAAGAACTGCCTGAACTACGCCATGGACGTGGCCCGCGAGCGCGCCGGCGGCAAGGCGGCCGAGGTGTTCGTGAACGGCGCCATGCGCTTCGGCACCGAACAGGAGCCGCACGCCCGCGCTGCCTACGAGGCCGCGACCGGCCGGTTCGTCGAAGAGGCGGGGTTCATCACCACCGATGACCGCAAGTTCGGCGTCAGCGTGGACGGCCTGGTCGACGAAGACGGCATCGTCGAGATCAAGACCATGGTGTCGTCCAACACCCTGTTCACCGCCGTCGTGTCCGGCGACATCAGCGAGTACGTTGACCAGTGCAACGGCGCCATGTGGCTGCTGGGCCGGCAGTGGGTCGACCTGGTCCTGTGGGCGCCCGACCTGGAGGCCATCGGCCGCAAGCTGACCATCGTCCGCATCAAGCGCGACGACGACGCCATCGAGGCCATGGAATCCGACCTGCTCGACTTCGAGCGCCGCGTGACCCGGCTACACCAGCAGCTCACGCAGATCGCCGCCTAACCCTTCCCCAGCAGCACAACCTACGGAGCAATCCCGAATGTTCACCCTGTACCAGCAGACCGCCAAGCTTGCCCAGTTCAAGCCCCGGATCGAACGCCATGGCGAAGAGCCCGCCGGCGCGGCCGACCTGTACATCAATTTCACCGACTCCAACATCATCCTCAGCGAACTGCACCCGCGCCTGCGCCACGCGTTCTACAGGATCGACGACAGCGAACGCCAGGAATCCATGGTTCCGGCCGAGCCCACGCAGCGCGTCTTCGGCGATCTGGTCGAGGAATTGAAGTTCAAGCATGAACTCAAGGGCGCCGCGGTCGTGATTGGCTTCGGCCTGGGCGGCCCTTCTGACATCGTCCTGGATCCGGTGGACGTTCTGGGATTTTCGGCGGTTCTCATGGAAGGTGGCAGCGTGAATATCGCCTTCCGCATCAAGTGCCATCCCACCAGCGAGCAGGCCAAGAAGCTGTACGAGGTAATGGGCCGCGAAATCACCGTCACGATCACCCCCGCCGTCGAAAAGCAGGGCTCGCGCTGCATCTACAACGGCGCGCACGCTTTGCCCGCCCCTTCAGCGCCTGGGGATGCGCAGGACGAGCGCCAGGCGTTCGAGGCGTGGTTTACCCGGAACGATGCCACCAAGGACATGGCCGACAGAGCGGTGCGGCGTGATGCGTGCGGGGAGTACTACCTCATGCAGACTTATACCGCGTGGGAAATCTGGCAGGCCGCCCGCACTTCGGTTGCCGCTCCCGCTGCTGGCGATGCGCTGGATGCGGCGCGATATCGCATCGTGCGCCAGTCCATTGCGGACGAGGCGAACGGCGCGAACCAGGTGGCCGCGGCCAGCGAGGTCATCGGACTGGAGCGCGGTAGCTATCCAACTCCCGATCAGTTCGATGCCATCGTGGACCATATTGCCGCCCAGCAGTCCGTGCGGAAGGAGGCGTGATGGAACTCAGCGAATACGAGAAAAAGGTTATCGCCGCACTGGCGGGCCCTGGCGCGCTTCTGACCAGGGATGTGGCCGACAGAGTGCGCCCGCGGTTCGGCAGCAACCAACAACAGCACAGTGGTGCTGTGCGGGCGTGGCTTCTGCGCCTGGAGAAGCTGGGGCTGGTTCGCCGCCTGGATACCGAGAAACCCGTCTGCTGGCAGCTTGCCGCCCAGCCCACCACTAAGAGAAGGCCATGAACCAGAACAACTCCGCCCAGCCTGGGCTGACGGATGACGAAATCAAGGCCATCAGGGACCGTCTAGGTGGCGGCTTCCTCGGGCCTGTTCCTTTCGCCCGCGCCGTCGAATCCGCCCTGCTGTCCGCGCTGCGCGCCCCTGTAGCCGATGAGCGGGCGGACGGTGACAAGCTGGCGGACCGTCTGGACAGAATGGCCTTTGCGCAACCGACAGGATCGCAGGCACAAAGTGATTTGCTTGCAGCGGCGACCATGTGGCGCAAGCATGCCAACCGGACGGCAAGCGCCCCTGTAGTCGTTGAATCGCCCATGGCGAAGATGGCCGAGGCTCTGCGGGAGAAAGCCCGGCAAGAGCAGCAGGCTTACCAAGACCGGCGAAATCAGGCTACCGAATGGGGGACTATGCCTGAAGGCACGGAGGCGGATCACCCAACCTCAAGTGCGCCTGTAGCACACGTTGCAGGCGATGAAGTTTCCCGGCATCTCGAATGGGCAAAAGACCGTAGCGCTTGGGAAATGCCCGTTGGCACTCCTGTCTACTACTCTGCCCTAGCAAGCGCCCCTGTAGCCGGGGAGGCGGTGGCTTGGCGCGTGACGCACCCGCGCTCTCCGGCCCCGAACTGGCGGGACGCGGCGCTCGAACGGCCTCCAAATAAGCACGACGTGAAGCAGCAGGATCCCGACTTGATCTTGGAACTGGCCTATGCCCCGCCCCAGGCCAGCGACGCGGTGCGCGATGCATTGCACGAACTTGTGGAAGTCCTGCAAAAGCGCCATTACGGTCGGATGCCGGACGAAGTGCAAAAGGCTTTCGACAACGCCCGCGCCGCCCTGTCCGCGCAACCGGTGCTCAGCAGCGGCGCGCCCAACGGACGCAAGCGCACCGCCGCCGAAAGGCGCGCACCGATGGTCGAGCGAGTCTATGGCACCGGTGTGACCGCGCAACCGGCGCAGAAGGATCATAGCGATGAATGACGCGACCGTGCTGGACCCGTGCTGCGGTGGCCGCATGATGTGGTTCGACCGCCAAGATCAGCGCGCCCTGTTCGGTGACATCCGCAGCGAAGAGCACACCCTCTGCGACGGCCGCGTGTTCAACATCACGCCAGATCTGAACATGGATTTCCGGGCCATCCCGTTCGCCGCCGACACGTTCGGGCTGGTGGTGTTCGACCCGCCGCACCTTCGCCGCGCCGGCCGGGATTCCTGGCTGCGCGCCAAGTACGGGATTCTGGGCGACGACTGGCAGGACGATCTGCGCCGAGGCCTCGCCGAGTGCTTCCGCGTACTCAAGCCGGAAGGCGTCCTGATCTTCAAGTGGGCGGAAGTCCAGATCCCGGTCAGCCAGATTCTGGCGCTCACCGATCACCGGCCGCTGTTTGGTCACAAGTCGGGCAAGCGCGAGAAGACGCATTGGCTGACGTTCATGAAGCCGCCCTACCCGACCCAGCACACCGACGGAGGGGCCGTTTATGGCTGACCTGATCGCCCGCCTGGCCGCCCAGCTTCGCGAGTGCGCCGAAACCCTCGGGGCCGACCGGATTGACGAACACCGAGCCATGCGCGCATATGCCGACGCCATGGCGCTGCTGGCGGAAATGCCTCATATATCGCGCACGCCCGCGGGCGATGCGTCATTAAAGGAGCAGCAACCATGAAGTGGGTGAAGCTGAACAAGTACTGCGAGCTGTCCGGGGATACGCCGGACGCCATCTATGCTAAAAATCGCCGACGGATCTGGACTGACGGCGTCCATTACAAGAAGGCGGCCGACGGCTGCATCTGGATCAACACCGAGGAAGTGGAGAAATGGGTCGAGCAGGATCAGAGCCAAAGCTGCCGCGCGGCGTGACCATCCGGGAACTGAAGGACGGCCCGCGCCTGCAGATCGCCTTCAGCTACCGCGGCGAGCAGTGCCGCGAGCTGCTGCCCGCGGGCAAGGTCACGAAGTCCTATCTGGAATATGCCGCCGGCCTGCGTGCCGAGATCCGCCGCAAGATCACCGACGGCACATTCAGCTACCGCGCCTACTTTCCGGATTCGCCGGCTGCGGCCAGGATGGAGCCGAACCAGGCTGCGATTCCAGGCGCGAAGCTGCTACTGGGCGCGCTGCTGGACGCGCAGCTTGCCCTCTACGAGAAGCAGGCCGCCAACGGCAGCATCTCCGCGTCCACGCTGCTGGGCTATGCCAAGGCGATCCGGCATTACCTCCGGCCGCGCTGGGGTGATACACCCGTCAACGAACTGGCGCCGGCCGACCTGCGCGCCTGGATCGCCGGCATGGGCGTCACGGGCAAGACGGTGCGCAACCGGCTGACGCCGCTCCGCTCGGTCCTGGATGATGCCGTGAACGACGAGTTGCTGGACAGCAACCCGCTGGACCGGATCGCCCTGGGCAAGCTGATCAAGCAGACGGCCACCAAGAGCAACTACGAGGTCGACCCGTTCGACATGGACGAGGTTGCAGCGCTGTGCAAGGCGGCGCGAGCCGACGAACTGCCGCTGATCCAGTTCTGGTTCGAAGCCGGATTGCGCCCGGGTGAAATTCAGGCCGTGGAATGGTCGAGCGTCGATTGGGTGCATGGGCGCGTGCGCATCGACGACAACATCGTGACGGGCATGGTCGAAGGCAAGGCCGCCCAGGTGCGCAAGGCGCCGAAGACGCAGGCGGGCATACGCGACGTGGACCTGTCACCCCTGGCACTGGCGGCGCTCAAGGCCCAGAAGGCGTTCACCTTCCTGACCGGCGGCAGAATCTGGCACGACCCGCGCAAGAACGAGCCATGGGCATCGGATGCGCAGATCCGAAAATCCCTCTGGCAGCCCCTGTGCAAGCGCGCCGGCGTGCGCTACCGCAACCCATACCAGATGCGGCATACCTATGCCAGCACGCGGCTGACTGCGGGCGCGAATCCCTGGTACATTGCGGACCAGCTCGGCCACACCGACGTCGAGATGGTATTCAAGATCTACGGGAAGTTCATCCCGAAGAACTTCCAGAGGGCCGGCGCATTCACACCGGTTTCACACGCAGACCAGGCGGCGGGCAAAACTGGCACTGTAAGCGGCTGA